GAGAGATGAGGAAGATCAGATATCACAGGATCTTCTGTAACTAGAGCAGGTGGTGGTGGTGGTTCAAACGATCATAATCAAACTGCTGGTTCAGGTGGATCAGGAGGTGGTGGTAATGGTGCCACAGATAATAATGCAGGAGGAAATGCGACAACAAACACAGGATCAGGTGGCGGTGGAGGTGGTCGTAATGCTTCAAGTGGAGCTGTAGCTAATGGTGGTAATGGTGCATCAGGAATTGTAATCACAAAAGAATTAAACAAGGCAAGTGGTGTATGGAATTTAAAAAGTCAATTAGCTGCACGCCAAGAAAACTCTTGGACAACAAAAGGTTTTATGTTAGATTATTTGTTAGTCGCAGGTGGCGGTGGTGGTGGCGGAACAAATGGTGGAGGAGCTTTACCTGGTGGTGGAGCTGGTGGATATAGAGCATCTGGATATGGACCATCACCTTTACAGGGCGATCAAAATTTTTTTAAAGCTGGTTATACTCACACTATAACAGTTGGTGCAGGTGGAGCAGGTGGAGTAGGTGCATGTTTACCTGCAGCTTCAACTCCAGGTAATAAAGGAACTAATACTTCTTACTCAAGTGCTTATGTAGAAACATTTTCTGCTGAAGGTGGTGGTGGAGCTAATGCATCACCTGCCGATGATAGAGATGGAGGTTCTGGTTCAGGTGGAGGTAATCCAAGTTGTGAAGGTAGTCTTGGAAATGTACCTCCAACAGATCCGCCTCAAGGAAATGATGGTGGAAATCGTAGTGGTGTTGGTCCAGGATACGGTGGAGGTGGCGGTGGAGGTGCTACTGCTGCTGGAGGTGATGCAACATCCACTTCAGGTGGAGCTGGAGGAGCAGGTGCTCCAAATACAATTTTAGGACCTGACACTAGCTATGCTGGTGGAGGAGGTGGTGGAAGACACAATAACCCAAGTGGTGCTGGATCTGGAGGTGCAGGTGGCGGTGGTGATGGAGTTGCTAATTCTGGTAACGGAGGTAGTGGTACTGCCAATACTGGTGGTGGTGGTGGTGGAACTGGTGGAGATGGATATGGATCTGGAAATAAACAAAATGGTGGTAATGGTGGCTCTGGAATATTTATTGTTAGAGGCCCAAGTGCTAGAACATTTACAGTAACACCTTGTACTAACACTACATCAACTCATCCTGGTGGAGATAAAATAGCTAAATTTACAGTTTCTGGCACGTTAGTTGTAACATAAAATTAATACCCCTTGACAATTTAAAATAATAATAGTATAATATAAGGGATATGAATTTAACAAATTATTATTGGTATTTCCAAAGTGCAATACCAGAAAGAATATGTGATGAAATAGTAAAATATGGTAAATCTATTTCTGATCAAATGGCAGTTACTGGAGGTTATGGTAATAGGCCATTAAATAAAAATCAAATTAAAGATTTAAAAAAGAAAAGAAATTCAAATATTGTTTGGATGAATGATAGATGGATATACAAAGAAATACAACCCTATATACATCGAGCTAATGCAAGTGCGGGTTGGAATTTTGATTGGGACTATAGTGAGTCTTGTCAATTTACAAAATATGAAAAAGGTCAATTTTATGATTGGCATTGCGATAGCTGGGATAGACCATATACAAGAGATAACCCAAATGCTCCAGATCATGGTAAGATTAGAAAGTTATCTGTGACCGTTACTTTATCCGATCCAAAAGATTATAAAGGTGGTGAATTAGAATTTGATTTTAGAAATTTAGATCCCGATAAACCTAGAAAACCTATAAAGTGCAAAGAAATATTACCTAAAGGTAGTTTAGTAGTGTTCCCTTCATTTGTATGGCATAGAGTATGCCCAGTAAAAAAAGGCTCAAGATATAGTTTAGTTATATGGAATCTTGGGTTTCCATTTAGATAAGGAGAATATGAAAAATAAAAAAATTAAAAAAGAATTACAATTTCCAAAAAAATTATTTAGAGAAGATTATTTTAGATGTCCAATATGGTTTGCTGATGAGCCAGGATTTGTTAATGAATTAAATAATGCATCTGATCCATATATTAAAATTTCTAAAAAAAATTTAAAAAAAACAATAGATGAAAGAAATAAAAAATTTGGAAACAAAGGAGATATGGGTCATGTGTTTCATTCTACAAGCCTAATAGGTGATCCTAAATTTGAAAAATTACAAAATTATGTAGGTGCTACAGCTTATAATTTGTTAGGTGAAATGGGATTTGATTTAACAAATTACACAGTTTATATTACGGAACTATGGGTGCAAGAGTTTGCTAAAAAAGGTGGGGGACATCATACATTACATACACATTGGAATGGTCACATCTCTGGTTTTTATTTTTTAAAAGCAGATGATTCTACATCTTTACCTATGTTTGAAGATCCAAGACCAGGTAATGTTATGAATCTTTTACCAGAAAAAGATAAAACAAAAGTAACATATGCATCAACACAAATTAATTATAAAGTTAAACCAGGAAGAACTATGTTTTTTCCTTCATATATGCCGCATCAATATATTGTAGATATGGGATATAAACCATTTAGATTTATACATTGGAATTGTCAGGCAATACCTAAGAGTGTTTTAAATGTCAAAGCCTAATGATAACATGAAAAAAGCTGTAATACAAACTACCCTCGAAACTAATACTGTAAAAAATAAACCAGATTATATTAAAAATTTTATACAGTCAAATAAAAAATTAAAAGGGAAAAATATTATTAAAAATGTCATTTCAAAAAAATAAATATACAGTAATTAAAAAAGCAATATCAAAAGAATTAGCAAATTTTATTTATACATATTTTTGCAATAAAAGAAAAGTAGCAAGATTTTTATTTGATCAAAGATATATATCACCATTTACAGAATATTTTGGTGTATGGAATGATGAACAAGTTCCAAACACTTACTCACATTATGCTGATGTTGCAATGGAAACTTTATTACAAAAAGTAAAACCTGTAATGGAAAAACAAACAGGTTTAAAATTAAGTGAAACATATTCTTATGCTAGAATATATAAAACAGGGGATATACTAGCAAGGCATAAAGATAGATATTCTTGTGAAATATCTACAACTTTAAATCTTGGAGGTGATCCATGGCCAATATATTTAGATCCAACTGGTAAAAATGGACAAGCTGGTATTAAAATAGATTTAGAACCAGGTGATATGTTAGTTTATTCTGGATGTGATTTAGAGCATTGGAGAGAAGAATTTAAAGGAAAAGACTGCGGTCAAGTATTTTTGCATTATAATAAAGCAAAGTCAAAGACTGCAAAAGAAAATAAATTTGACAAAAGACCTTTTATAGGTTTACCAGCTTGGTATAAAGGTGTTAAAATAGCTAATGGCTAAAAAATTTAAGGCATACGAAGAAAGGCCTAAACCTAAAAAACGTCCACGAGTTCATAAAAAAAATAAAAATAAATCAGAAAAACGAATGTTTAAAAAATATAATAGACAGGGGAGATAATGGCGACACCAGACGAAATACAATTACAAAAAGGAACTATCACACCTGCTCAAAAAGAGCAGACAGGTAGTGCAAAAGCTGTTAGTCTAATAGAAAGTTTAGCAGCAGGAACACCTAGTTTACCCACGGGTACAACTATATCACCACAATTACAAAACGTACAATCGGGTGAATTGATGGGAACTGCTGGTGTAACAGGGACACTTGCTGCTGCAGTGCCAACAACAGCTGCTGCTCCTACTATAGCTGCACCAGGAACTTTAACAGGAACACAAGTAACAGCCCCAACTGCTGCAAGTGCTGCACAGATGACAGCTGCAACAGTGGCTGGACAAACTCCTACAATGACTGCTGCAACAGGTACGGTTACTCAACCTATGACTGCAGCTCAAGGCACTATTACATCTGATGCAACAGTAAAAGGTCAATTACAGAGTTTACAAAATGAAGTATCAACAGCTTTAGCATCTGGTAATCCCCTACCAGTATGGGCTAGAGGTGCAGCAAAAGCTACAGAAGCTGCGATGGCTAATAGAGGTTTAAGTGCTAGTTCAATGGCAGCTGAAGCATTAGCTGAAGGTATCATGAACTCTGCTATACCAATTGCAAAAGCAGATGCAGATACTTATAAGCAAATGATATTTCAAAACCTGTCTAATAATCAACAGGCAGCTATTACAAATGCACAAGCATATCTTAAAATGGATCTGGCAAACTTGTCAAATGCACAACAAGCTAATCTACAAAATATAACTACAAGACAAACATTTTTATTATCTGATCAAGCTGCTGCAAATGCTGCATTTCAATTTAATGCTACTAGCCAAAATCAAGTAAATCAATTTTATGATAAGCTAAGTACAACTATAGCTGATCAAAATGCTGCTAGATTAGATGCAATGAATAAATTTGCAGAGGCAGAGAAAAGTAAAATTAATGCATTGAATGCACAAAATACAATAGCAGTTAATGAGGCTAATGCAAAACGAGAAGCAACTCTAAATCAATATAACGCAACATTAGCAAATCAAAGAGAGCAATTTAATGTTACTAATCAAAGAGAGATTGATCAATCAAATGTTGTTTGGAGAAGAGCAATCAACACTGCTAATACTGCAGCTACAAATGCAGCTAATCAAGTTAATGCACAGAATTTATTAAACATATCAAACTGGGCTTTATCATCTATGTGGCAACAATGGAGAGATGAAGCATCTTGGGTAAATACTTCTTCACAAAATGCTGCTAATAGAAATCATAATCTAGCTATGGCAGCTTTAGAAAGATCTACAGTTTTAGATTTACAAGACAAAGCATCTAAAGATTCACTATATGAATTGATAGGTAGATTTGGATTTGAAGTATATAACGCAAGTAAAAATCCATAGGAGACTAAATGAAAATTAAAGACATATTTAAAGGTGCTGCAACAGCTGCTATTGCTTTTGGTGCTAGTAAACTTTTACCTGAACCAATAGCAAAACCTGTAGGTACAGCATTATCAAAAGCATTATTCTCACCTTCAGGTGGTGGTGGTGGATATGGCAGTGCCTCTGAAGCATTCGTACCAAAAAGAGTAAACTTATCACAATTTAGTATGGGGACTTATGCTGCAGGTTCAGCAAGAAGTGATCCTATGAAACAGATAACAACAAACCCTGAAACAATATTAGCAGAGTGGGATTACAGATTAACTCAATATGCTAGAAAAGCATACATACAAAAACGAATAGAAGCATCAGCAACAGTATAGGAGAAATATATGGACGAAATAAAAGAAGGTGTTGGCAATCCATTTGATACGCCAATTCCTGGACAATCTTTAACAGATACTCCAGGTAATTATCCTTGGGAACACCCACCACAATACACAGACCCTGCTGAGGTAGCAGAGTTTCTTTGGCAAACATTACACCAAGAACAATTTTTAGAACAAACCATAGGTATGCTTGATGCAGGTGTGCCAGTAGAAGCTATAGCTAGAGTATTATTATTTGGTGGTTTTATGGAAGGTAAGTTTAGTCCAGATGTTGCATTTATAATTACTGAACCATTAATGAAAATGATATTAAGCATAGGTGTAAAAGCTAATGTAGATAATATTAGAATATCAATGCAAGATATAACAAATAATTCACAAAGACAAAGTATTGCTAAAACTAAAATGGCTAATGAAAGATTTAAAGAGGCTGTTAAAGATGTGCAGTCAGATGTTAAAAAGGACAATACAAAAGGTTTAATGTCAAAGCCTGAAACACAAGGAGAAAATTAATGTCATTTGCTAGAGGTTTTATAAAAGGTTTTATAGGTCAAAGTTTAGATAAAAAAGCTGCAGCTGATGCGGCACTAGCTGATTTAAATTCAGCAGTTGCTGAAAGATATCTAACAGAGATACAGCCTAACTTTATAAAAAATGAAAACAATATAGAAAAAAGATTTAATCTTATAGACAAAAAATATGACAGACCTACTGCCTTATATGCACTGTCAAATAAACTTACAGATACAGATTATGGTTTTAGGCAGATAATGGATCTTAATGATTCTGATGCAGCTAAATTACAAAAATATACAAACACCATTGATTTTGGAAACTTTAATTTTGAACAAGCAAAAAATACTAGAGCATTAAATTACAATGAAAAATATGAAGGCGTAACAAATCAAATTAAAACTATGGCTGGTGGTTCTGGTCCTTCCGTAACTGAATTACTTATTCCATATGATGAAACTATGGGGGCTTCTACATTTGATGCAGGATCATTACAAGGTTTAAGAGAAATAACATCTAGTGGTGGGTCAACTAGACCTTACAATTTTGACACAGATGCAGCTGATGAAAGAGCTTATCAAAGATTTTTCGTTAGAACTTTTACGAATCAAATGGGACAATTTAGTTTAAATGTTACAGGGCCAAAAGAAGGACTAGCAAAATTTGTATTAGAAGGGTATGATGAGGCTGTAAAAAATGGATATAATAAAGGTGAATTTGCATATGCACAAGAACGTTTTGTAGAATCTGAATTTGAAAAAAGAGGAATAGAATATGGTGTTGCAGAATATAAAAAGTTTTTAACTAAACCTAAAGTAGAAGAACAAAATCAACCTATAGTTAAAGGTAATGTAAATCAACAAACAAGCAAAGTATTTGATCCAGAAAGCATAGGATTAAAAGAAGATGTAAAAATAAATATAAAAAGTAGAAGAGCAGGAAGTAGTCAGTTTAATAGTCCTGCACAATTAATAAATGAATTACGAGAAAATATAGCATTAGAGTTTGAATCTACTGCATCAGACCAAGAAAAACAAGAAGCAATAGCAAAAATGAAACAATTTGCTAGGGATGAATTAAAAAAAATGGGCTTAAACCCAAATGATTTTAATTTATAATAATGTCTGCATTTAATACTTTTTTATCGGATGATGTTAAACCAGATAACACTCAAGGTAGTGTTACTGGCACAGGTTTATTTAATAATTTTTTATCAGATGATGTAAAAAATAAACCTATAAAAAATGAATTTAAAATATACAATCAGCCAGATGATAAATTTTTATTAAGAAATATTGAG